CCAGCCCATATTTGAACCAGCTCCTAAAAGTGCATCACCAATCACAAGACCTGCAAGAAAAGCAGAAATACCTGCGCCAAAGGTTCCAAGCCCTTTTGCTGCTCTAGTTCCACCAACAACGCTAATGGCCATGATACCAGCAAGTACTTTAAAAGTATCCATAGGAAGAGCCATAACCATATCAGAGAAACCTAAAGCTGCTGCTTTTAGACTATCATAATTAAAATCAATACCAAATGTTTTCATAAATTCAAGAGCTTTATCACCAGCTAATAGACCACCAAAGAATGCTGGAATAGCTACACCCATAGCCACTAGGCCAGCTGCTCCTTTTAATGCAGCTCCAGCAAATGCACCAATTCCAAGTCCAGCAGATAATCCACTAAGAATACCTCCAAGACCTTTACCACCACCGGTTTGCTGTTGTTGATTAGTACCGCCAGTCATTCCCTTTGCAATTTTTTCAAGAGCAGCTAATTGTTTTTCAGCAAACTTCCTATCTTCTCTTCTTTGTTCTATTTGTTGTCCTTCAGTTGGACCAGGAGGTGGAGGAGGAACATCAGCCATTCTTGCAATGTTTTCAGCCAAACCAAAAATAGACTTTTTCATTTCAAGAAGATGTCTTCTTGAATTTCTAGAATCAGCTACCATAGCTCCTAGTTTATCTTGGGTGCTTGAATTACCTTCTTTTAATTGGGTAATTAGATCTGATAGTTCGGCCATAACTTAGTCCTCTATTTCTTAGCTGCAATAGCCTCTTTGCCGTAGAATGCTGCCACAATAGCCGCAACTGATACAAAGTAGACTGCAGCCATGTCTCCTAGAATTTTTGCTGCTTGATCTAGCCCAATAAGAGTTGCAAGGATAACAAAGGCGGGATATAATAGCATTCCACCTAATGCAAACCATGCCATATTTCTTTGGGCATCTTGTTTCTTATCTTCATTTTCCATATCGCTGCGCTTATCAGCCAGCTCAATCATTCTTTCTTCTCTCATCATCTCCTCATCACTAACAATTCCATCACCATCAACATCTAAATGTGCATATTTAGAATCTATCTCCAACTTTTTTGCCGCCATTACCTTCTCCTCGCTGCTGCTTGTTGTTTTTGCATTTGATCATTTTGTTCTTCAACCCATTGTTGTAACAAAGCTACGTATATATCTCTCTCCCAAGGTAGCATGTTTTCAATTTCAGTCAAAGAGTAATTATGATGTTGCATCATAGCGAAGTTGGTTCTGAACATGCTCTCCAGAGTGTTATGGGAGAGAGCTACGCGAAAAAATCGTTTAAGCCCTCCAACACAACTGAGTTTTCTTTACCACACTTTTCACAAACCCATTTAATTTCTTTTTTCAACTTAGGAAACTTATCAAAAAATGATTGTACAGTTTCAAATTGTTGTTTACTTAATGATTCAATAAAATCCAAAAGTTCTTTTGGTGTAGAATCTACACTTGGATAAACCTTTTCTTCATCATAAATTGATTCAATAGAGGCAACCATCATTCCAAGAACAACATCAATATTTGTCTTGGCATCTAAGCCTTTCATTACCTCTTCCATTCTTCCTACAGTTGGAAATTTAAAACTAATTCCAACTTTATCTGTAATGGAAATAGTATCTTGAGCTTTTGGGTCTCCTACTAATTCAACTTCATCTAAATTTACTTCTACAGGTGTTTCATGGCCACATTCATCTTCTTGACATTTCATCAAAAGAGTAGCTTTTTCACCTACAGATTTTGCTCTGAGTTTTAGAAAAATATATTCTAAATCATACATTGCTAATTGTTTGATGTCAACTTCGTTAAAAGTACAAACCTTAACAATATCTCTCATTCCATTTGTTATTTGTTGTGCATCACCAGACTCCAAAGCGGTAAGCAAAACTTTTTCCTCTCGTACTACGAAAGGTCGATACTTAATTTGTTGTCCCGTTGAAGGAATAACAAGATCGTAATTTACAGTATTTAGTTGTGGCAGCGCCATCATTCACTCCTTAGTTATTAAAATAATTTATTGGCAACAATACCAAGCAGTGTACCCGCCAAGCTTGCTCCATCACTCCATTCGTCATATGCCATAGTAACTGTTACTCTGGATATGGTATTCTCACTTGTATTTGCTAACTCTACAGCCGACACACTTACTGGAAATGCTTTTTGTAGCTTACAAGTATAAATTGGTATATTGTTAGGTCCCAGTTGTTGAATTGTTACATCTGAAACACAATCGTCTTTATAGCTAACAGTGCCCTTTTCAAAATCAAAAAGCTTTGCTGTCCAATCATCAAAAACCTGTTTAATATAATAATCACCAGTTAAAAGAAAAGTAAAAGTTACATCATCATTGATATATCCATATTGCTTTTTAATAGCTTTTAATCTTGTTATATGTTCGGTAGTGGCAATTGTCCGGCCTGGTAAGCTACACGATTCGCAAAGCAATGACATATCCCTTGGATCATTTAGTAGAGACATAGGATTGAATCCATTTCCCGATGCCAAGTTAGTTAAGATAGCTCCTGGATTGATTGATATAAGTGGCAATGGCATATAGATTGAAAACCTATTTGCTTTAGCAACTCCACCTCTTTTACCAAGAGTACCTCGAAGGGTATCAACACTAGCTGGTAATACCATTATGCACTCCTTATAGCTCTTCTAGACTCACGATAAACATTCGTAGCCGTAGACTTTTTAAATCTTTGTGTTTGCATAAACATCGCAATTTCCCATTCTGCAGGTTGGACTTTTGCAATCCTTGATTCTACATGTTGAGTCAAATAATGTTTAAAGGCTGGTCTAAACATACGCAACTTTCTAACAGAACTTAATACGCGATATCTTGCTCTAAATCTTGTGGTTTCATCATATCTATCATTTGTTAATTGTAAGCTATCAAACAATTTAGCTCTAAGCACCGGCGGCAAATAATGTAAATTCAAACCATAAAAGCCGCCCGGTGCTCTTTCAACCATAATGATAAGGGGAAACGTATCATAGTATGGGAGTGTGTCTTTATGTTTTGGATCATAGAAAAACATGTACATGTCACCCATACGTGGGCGTGTCACTCTTTCTAATCGTTGATCTTTAATTAATTGTTGCCTGTTAATATTACGCATATTGCGCAATTTATCTCTAAACCAGTCCATGGAGTCATCTGTCCGTGGCTGGATTCCAGCTCTAAATGCTTGTACTTGTAATCTATCAAAAAATGATTCAGCCATACTGTTATTTATACTCTATCCACGGAGGATTTTTATACCTAATTTCTTCAAAGTATCTTCATGCCATATTGCAAATTTATATCCTCTTTCAACACACCAGTTATTTGCTGCCTTCCATTTGGATTCATTTTTCATATAGGTCAATACCTCATTCAAATATCTTTTAGTTTTTCTTTTTGGTTTTGCTGGTGGTACGGTTTGTTTCTTAGGTTTTATTTCAACCAACCATTTTTGTCCTTGCGCATCTTTGAAATAAATATCAACAAAGTAACGGTGTACTCTTTTATCAGTGGAACAACGATATGGTATTACATACTCTTCAGAGCTCCATTCACTAACACCTGTATTTCCATCAAGGAATCGAAATACAGCACGTTCCCATGATGATCGGTAAACCACTTCTTTGTGGTTTCCCTTGTACTTTCCAATATTTTTTACCTTGTAACGGCCTTTATAAGTCATATAAATAACAGTAGATAATTTTAATAGATAGGTTTAAAATCATGGCTCAATTTCGATATCCTGGTAACCTCAGTGAAAAACATCCTGTGCAGACAAGAATATCTATACTTAAAAGATTTAATGCTCTTGGAGTAGTAAATGAATCAGGTGGATCACTTCAAGTTTTTAAAGGTGGGGCAAAAGCTGTTCAAGAAGTAAAAGAAGGTGGTGGTGTAACAAATAGTCCTGAAATAATTGATAAAATTTCTGAAGAAGGAAGAAACCTTATAACAAAACAGCTTGTAGATACTAGTGAAGGAACCCTTGCAACAATATATCTATATGCTCCATCTAGTATTCAATTTGCAGATGGATTGGCTTATGATAACCAAGAAATGGGTGTAATGGCTGCAGCTTTCTTTGATGCCGCTGATGCAGCAACTGCTCAAAATAGAGAAATGACGACGTTAGAATCATTTGCAAATGTTACTGGTGGAGTAATTGCAGGTGCAGTAACTGAAGTAGGTAAAAGGTCTGGATTTTCTCAACAAGCAAGATTAAGAGCT